AAAAAGTTGGAACTGGATGTGCGTGAAAGGGATGGACAACTTGAAACCTTGAAGAATTCCACAGGTGATGTGGATACAATGAAAAAGCAGATTGAAACACTTCAAGCTGATAATAAAAAGAAAGATGAAGATCATGCTGCTGAAATCAAACAGTTGAAGATTGAATCAGCAATTGAAGCAGCAATCACAGGTGCAAAAGGCAAGAATGCAAAAGCAATCAAAGCCTTGCTTGATATGACCAAGATTGACCTTGACAAAGATGGCAATGTGATTGGTCACACTGAACAACTTGATGCACTTGTTAAGGCAGAGGATTCCAAATTCTTATTTGATACGGAAACCAAAAAGACACAGGTGAAGGGTGCAACACCAGGCGAAGGCAAGGACACAGGTGATAATGGAGCAATTGACACTTCAAAGATGACCTACACACAACTTGCAGAGTATATGGCACAGTATCCTGATGCCAAAATTGATTAAGTAAAGGAGAAAGATAATTATGGCAAAATTTGATTCTAAAAGTTTTAATCCACAGGCATTTGGTGCTTATGTAAAGCGAATTCCAAATGTGACGAAAAGCGAACTTGCAAAAAGTGGTGCAGTAGGCACTAATGAACAGGCTGCATCTGCACTTTCTACACAGACAGGTTCTTTGTATGCTCGTGTTCCTTATTTTGGAAGAATTTCAGGTGGAACATCACAGAACAATGATGGTGCAACTGATATTCAGTCCACTGGAACTTCTACTTATGAACAGGGATTCATTGTTGCAAGTAGAATGGATTCATGGACTGAAAAGAGTTTTTCCAAGAACATTACAGCAGGTGTTGACTTCATGGACAATGTGGCAGCACAGATTGGAGATTACAAAATGGAAGTTAAGCAGGCAATTATTCTTGCAATGCTTAAGGGTGTATTCTCTATGACCACATCAGGATCAACTGTTCCTGCAAAAGCAGCAAAGGAATTCATTGACAAACATACCTATGACATCACAAAGGAAACTGGTGTTGATGAACCTGGTATGGTCAAGGCAACTACACTGAACAAGGCAATTCAGAAAGCAGGTGGAGATAACAAAAATATTTTCAAACTTGCAATTATGCACAGTGAAGTGGCAACAAACCTTGAAAATATGAAGTTGCTTAAATACATGACATATACTGATGCAGATGGTATTGAAAGGGAACTTGCCCTTGCAACTTGGAATGGAAGAACAGTTCTGATTGATGATAATATGCCAACAGAAGATGTTACTGCATCAGGTGGCAATTACACTGCATACACAACTTATGTATTGGGTGAAGGTTCAATCATTCTTGATGACATTGGGGATTCTGTTCCTTATGAAATGTCAAGAAATCCTGAAAAGAACGGTGGTCAGGACACATTGTTTGTGCGTGATAGATATATTTGTGGTGTTGATGGTATTTCTTTTGAAAAACCTTCTTCAATTACTGCATCTGCAAGCAACACAGACCTTGCAACTGGTACGAACTGGGACATCATCAATGATGGTGAAAAAGCAATTCCACATAAGGCAATTGCTATTGCAAGAATCATTTCAAAGGGTTAATTGAAAGGTAGGTGGTATGAATGGCAGAAATAATCAGTGAAGTGCTTACTTTTCTGAAATCACAGGGTTCTAAACTTGACAAGAAGTTCATTGAACTAATCTTGAAAAGGTTGGAATCCTTTTCTTATGTGGTGAAGGAAACAGACACCTTTGTGGTTGGGTTCTCAATCGTCAAGGTTGAAAACAAAATCAAGAATGCCTGCAATACCACCTTACTTCCTGATGGACTTAAAATCACAGCAGTGGACATGATATGTGGTGAATTCTTATATTCACTGAAACAAACAGGAAAGTTAAATGAAACATTTGATTTTGAAATGGCAGTCAAGCAAATTCAGACAGGTGACACCAATGTGACCTTTGCAGTTGAAAGTTCACAGACACCTGAACAGAAACTAAATGCCTTCCTTTCATATCTGATTACAAAGGGAGAAGGTGAACTGATATGTTATCGAAAAGTCAAGTGGTAGCAGCAAGAAAGGCAATTGAAAGCACCTACATTGGACAATGCACCATCACTGAACATCAGAAAGTGAGGAAGGACAATGGATCTACTGCATTCAATGATGTTGTGGTGCTTGAAAATCAGCCTTGCAAACTTTCTTTTGAGAAGATTGCAAACAATAATCAAACCAATTCTGCTGCAATACTCATTCAAACTACTAAACTATTCATTGCACCTGAAATTCAAATCAAACCTGGTTCAAAAATTACAGTAGTTCAAAATGGTGTAACTACTGAATACAAATCAAGTGGTGAACCTGCTATGTATCAAACACATCAGGAAATAATGCTTGAACTGTTCAAGGGGTGGTCTTAATGAGTGTAAATGGAAGTTGTAATTTCAGAGATTGGGAGCAGTTGAAAGACAGTCTACAGGCAACAGAAGAACAATTGAACTTGTTCATTGAATCGCTTGCAAAAGAGATTGCAGCAAGACTTTTAAGAAAAGTGATAAAAAGAACACCAGTAGGACAATATCCAAAAAAATCAGGAAAAAAAGGTGGTACTTTAAGAAGGGGTTGGACAACAGGAAAAAACCAAGCAGACTTCATCAATTCTATTCAAGTTCATCATATTGGTGATAAATATCAAATTGAAATTGAAAATCCAACTGAATATGCAAGTTATGTTGAATTTGGGCATAGAAAAAAAGGTGGTAAAGGATGGGTGAAGGGAAAATTTATGTTGACTATATCCGAACAGGAAATTGAATCGGCAGCACCTAAAATCATTGAAAATAAAATCAAGAAAATGTTGGGGGATTGTTTCAGATGATAAACAAAATTAAAGATGGCATCATCAGAGCCATCCATAAAGAATTTGGTGATAAATATGAAATATACCCTGAATCAATAGAACAAGGCTTGCAAGAGCCTTGTTTTTATGTTGAGTGCTTGAACAAGTCAAATGAACAGTTTTTGAACAACAGGTATTTCAGGGAACATTTCTTTATAGTTCAATACTTCCCTGAATCAGTAGAAAAGAATTCAGAATGTGATGCAGTAGTTGAACGCTTATATGATTGTCTTGAATATATCACAGTAGATAGTGATTTGGTCAGGGGAACACAGATGAAAGCTGAAATAGTGGATGATGTTCTGCATTTCAAGGTGAATTTCAATCTGTTTGTTTACAAGATTGAACAAAAGGACAACAAAATGGGTTCATACAAAGTAGAACGAAAGGATGGATAAGATGGCAACGAAAAAAGAAGAAACAAAGTTTTCAAAAGAAGTTATTTTGAAGGCTGAAAAGTTTGCAAATAGAAAAGATGCCTTGAATGTGATCCTTGCAGATGGTGATGAATACACCATTGATGAAGTGGAAATAAGGCTTGATGAATTTATGAAAGGAATGGTGAAATAATATGGCATTAGGTGGTGGAACTTTTACTACACAAAATAAAATCCTTCCAGGTGCATACATCAATTTTATTTCACTTGTAAGAGCAAGGGCAAATCTTGGTGATAGAGGAACAGCAACAATGCCTTTAGAACTGGATTGGGGTAAAGATGATGAAGTATTTGAAGTGACCAATGCTGATTTTCAGAAAAATTCATTGAAGATTTTTGGTTATGACTATGCACATGAGAAGTTGAAAGGGTTAAGGGATTTATTCCTGAACCTTAACACCTTGTATGCTTACAAGTTGAACAAGGGAACAAAGGCAGCAAATACCTATACAACAGCCAAATATTCAGGAATCAGGGGAAATGATTTGAAGGTAATCATTCAGCAGAATGTTGACCAAACTTCCAAATGGGATGTTACCTTGATGATTGATACAGTGGTTCTTGATACACAGACAGTAGCAAATGCACAGGAACTGAAAGACAATGATTTTGTAGATTGGAAGAAGTCTGCAACATTGCAGGCAACATCAGGTGAAAAGTTGACTGGTGGAACGAATGGAACAGTGAATGTTTCAAATCATCAGACATACCTTGACAAGATTGAATCTTATTCTTTCAATGTGCTTGGTGTTATAACCACAGCTGATCAGGTGAAAAGTCTGTATATAGCATTCACAAAAAGAATGCGTGATGAAGTTGGTGCAAAATTCCAGTTAGTTGTGCATGACAAGAAAGCAGATTATGAAGGTGTAATCAACATCAAGAATGATGTAAACCTTGTGTATTGGGTGACAGGTCTTGAAGCTGCTTGTGCAATAAACAAATCTTGCTTGAATAGAAAATATGATGGTGAATTTGATGTAAATGTAAATTACACACAAGCACAGCTTAAACAGGCAATCAAAGATGGAGAATTTACACTTCACAAAGTTGGTAAGGAAATCAGGGTACTGGAAGACATTAACAGCCTTGTCACTGTTACAGATGAAAAGGGTGAAGTATTTCAGGACAATCAGACTATCAGGGTTATTGATCAGATTGCAAATGACATAGCAATACTTTTCAACACAAAGTATCTTGGCATTGTTCAGAATGATGAAAGTGGCAGAATCAGTCTTTGGGCAGATATTGTTAAACATCATGAAGAATTGCAGAAGTTAAGAGCAATTGAAAATTTCACTGATAAAGATGTTGAGATTGCACAAGGTGATGGAAAGAAGGCAGTGCTTATCATTGACAAGGTGACAGTGGTGAACACTATGGCACAACTTTATATGGTTGTAAAGATTGCATAAGAAAGGAGAATGTGAAGAATGAAAAATAATATTACAATGAAGGGTAAAGACACTGTTTCTGCAAAACTTGCAGAATGCTTTATCACGATTGGTTCAAACAGATACAATTTTATGCAAGCCATCAATCTTGAAGCCAAATTTGAAAAAATCAAGACAGAAGTTCCAATCCTTGGGCAGACTGGTAAAGGTAACAAGTCAGTAGGTTGGAAGGGAACAGGTTCAGCAACATTCCACTACAACACAAGTCTTTTCAGACAAATGATGGTTGATTTCAAGAACAGTGGTCAGGATGTGTATTTTGAAATTCAAATCACAAATGAAGATCCTACATCAGCAGTAGGAAGGCAGACAATTGTTCTTGTAGACTGCAACATTGACGGTGGTGTTCTTGCCAAATTTGATGCAGATGCTGAATATCTTGATGAAGATATGGACTTTACTTTTGAAGATTTCAGAATGCCTGAATCATTCAAATTGCTTGATGGTATGCTTTAATAATGAAAAAGTAATACCCTTGATGTTTAAAAACCATCAAGGGTATTTTTATGAGAAAGGAGAAAATAACGATGTCACAGTTCAATAGATTTATGAAGGAAAACAAAATCAAAAAGTCAAACACCACTTATGCTGCAACAAAATCTTTAGTGGATGAAAATGGAAAACCTTTGTTGTGGACAATCAAGGCAATCACTACTGCTGAAAATGACATCATCAGGGAAGATTGCACCAAAGACA